GAGATACCAGCAGATACCGCAGATGAAATTATTACACTAGGGCCAGGAGTTGATATTATTTGGATACCACGTTTAATGCATTCTTGGGCAATTGCTCCCCCTGGGTCTGCTACCCCTGGCATGCCTGCATCGCAAATTACATAAACATCCTCTCCTGATGTTAATAGGTCTAGGACATTACGAATGATTGGTTCTTCCCCTATATGGTCAGGCCAAGTATGGGCATACATTATGTTGGCCCCAGTTTTATCTATATTTAAAGATTCTAAAAATCTCTTAAAGTCTTCTGGGTTTTCTGCTACTATATTTTTAGCCTCTTTAATATAATTCAAAGATCTAATAGACATATCTTCTGGATTTCCTATAGGAGTTCCAACCATAAATAATTTGCTCATAAAGCCATTATAGCAGTTGACAAACCTTTTAGTATGTTATATACTTATAATGCTTAACAAAAGCCAAGACGTAATATGAGAGCCTGACAGCGTCTATAAATGACTGATCAGGATAGGACCTGGACAAGTCTTAAAACTGTCCCTTATATTAAGGAGTGATATGTTTTATTTACTACATTCATCAGCAATTGTTTTACTAGTGCTACTGTCATACAAATTAGGCTATAAGCAAGCCGTGAATAAAGAAAAGATAAATTTATGATTAAATATAAAGAATGGAGAGTTAGCAATAGGACTTGGGTTTCTGTTGGATTCAATCCCCGTAGATTTGGATTAGGCTTTAGCGTAGACAGATATAATCTAAGCATAGACTTTGTGTGCTTTTGGATAAACATTGAATACTAATGAAATAGTAAGAATGTCTGTGCTTATGACTGAGATGGACACTGGCTTTATTCTTACCCCAGAATATAGAGAAGATATGATTAAGAGAATATTGGCTAAAGTAGAAGAATCTAACTATTAGTGCGCCGCTAGGTGCATAGATTAGTTTACTCTTTCTATTTTTCGCCGAACCTAAAACCTCTATTTTGCGCCTTGACTTTACCGCCGAAATTTGATATACTTTTACTATGAGTGAAAAAAATATTCCAGGATATCTACAAACCCCACCAGATTGGTGTGATGACTGTAATGCTGCTCCAGGAGGAGAATGTCCTGATTGTGGCTGCACCCATAACTGTTAATCAAGTTGGCTAATATCTTTTATTGTACTATTTATAATCCTTATAACCTTTTTTGACGATATCTTCTCACTACTAAATGCTTCTGTATACCCATCTTGAGGCATGTCTTCTTTGTTTAAGTACCGCCCAGGAAATCTATTACGAAAAACCTTTAAAACCTCCTGCTCTACAGACCTAGCAACTTCCCTATTCTCAAAATACCAATAGTCAATTAACATCCAGCCTTTGACCCTGTGCTGTGAATATCTACGATTAGATAGGTTAGATATGCCAACCTTGAACGCCTTTAGCGCTGGAGAATATATTAAGTATAGTAATGCTCTTTCCATTTATACATTATATCTTGACTTATCCCCCTTTGTTTGGTATACTGATACAAAGAGGAGTAACATGACAGCATTACTTATGATGTTTAGTTTTTTTGCAGGGTTTATTGTGTGCTACATTGGCATGACATATGGAGTTGATCAAGAGGGTACTTGGGTCAGCAACAAAGAATTTGATAGTGAGTAGTAGGACGGTCATCTGTGAAAAATGTAACAAAGAGATTGAAGTTAGATGGGGAATTTTTGCCAATCAAACCCTTTCAAGACACTATGGCTTGGAGCATAAATGAAAAAAAATAACAACGATAAAAATAAGATTAAGATAAAAAGATCTAGGAAAAATAAAAAACGATTGTTAAATAAGAAAAAACAGTCTAATCTTTTGGTCAAGTATGAAGTGCTTCGACAGTCATTGTTATCTAATTCTATTCAAAGAATAACTGATGTAAAAAATGATGAGGCTAAGTAATGAATTCAGAATTACACAAAAAAATAACAAATATTCTTTTTGAAGAAATAGGTAAAATAAAAGTTCATATTATAGATCCAAATAGTTCTATTCTCGAAATTGAGTATGAACTTATAGCAGATAGAATTATCAATGAAATTGAGGACTTAAATGGATAAGCATTACTTTGAGTCACCAGAGTATTCTTCAGATGATTTAACTAGAGATGATTATGCAAAACAGTTTATTCCTGAACAAGATAGTTTTACCAAGATACATGGCTCTGATACAGATACAATTAAAATAGTTAAAAACTTTATGCCTAAAAAAGACATTGAATTAATTATGAATAAAATTAATTTTATGTATGGTAGGGGTGAGGATAAAAAATTTAATCCAGCCATTGTGGATTCTAAAGTTTTAGAATACATAAAAAAAATCAAAGAAAAGTCCGAAAGTCTTTTTAATATAGAGTTAGACTATGATGAATATGCAAGTCCATCGACAAACTTTGATTCTTATCTTGCTGGAAGAACAAAAAACTTTGTTACTGCAGTTCATTCTGACAACTTAGATGTTGATCCAGAAAAATATAGAAAATATAATTGGAGCGGTCATATATCAAATTTAATTTATTTAAATGATGATTATAATGGCGGAGAGTTGTTTTTCCCACATCATAATTTAAAAATTAAACCAGAGTCAGGGATGTTAATATCTTTTCCTGGGCATTGGTGGAATAGACATGGCATTCTTCCTGCCAGCGATACAAGATTTGCCCTGTCTGTATTTTTTAAAATAAAAAATTTTGAATAGTGTATAATAATATAAAAGGAGACAATGTGAACTTAAAAAAAGCAAGTCAAAGCGTAGTAGCGTTATTTTTACTAATTGCTATTTTTTCTGGTATTTCAGCAGTTTATCTATTGGCTAAATAATGTCAAAAAGATCATCTGGTAGTTATAGTAGAAGTAATTCTTTTAATCCATTACAAATTAAAAATGGAATGATAGTTAGAATTGGTAAAGACGGAAAAATCCGTCAAGTTTTAGGAAAATATGGAGAGTATAAGGGTAAAGATAAATAATTTTTTATTTTTTAGTTTAACTTATTTTTTTAATATAAATATCAGAAGTTAAACTGTCATTAAGTGCAAATGCATGCACATACCAATCTGTATTCCGAATAAATTCATTGACAGCCTTCACTACTTCAATTCTTTCTTTAGTTGTTGCTTCAGTATTATTTTCATAAATGCTGTAGTCATTTATTCCTATAATTCCTCCATCCTCTATAATTTCTGCTGACCTTTCTAAGTAGTTTCTAACGGATAAGTAATCATTGCACGCATCTAAATAAATAAAATTGAATTTTTGCCTATTGGTCGTTACAAACGTTTCGAAGTATTGCCTATACATCCTTACAGAGGCAATTCCTTTAAACCTAGAACGAACAAAATTATAGTGCTCGTTTCCCCTTACCATTTCCCACCTTGCCCCGCCATACTCACTGGCAAAGTAGTCTTTGCATTGAAATGAATCAACTAATGCAGCAATGCTTGGATTGACCTCTTTAATTACTGCTTCCGAAAAATCTCCAGCCAGCACACCAACCTCTAAATATTTTATATTTTTTTCTAGTGTTTTTAAAAATTCATACCTTGTAGAGTATAATTTGGCCCCATTTATTTTTTCTTGGGGTATCACGTCTGGAGCGCCCTCGGCTAGGGGGAGAATGAATACCATTTTTAAATTATATCATAGTGTATAATAGAAAGATGACAAATCAAACTGGTTCTAGTTATGTTCCCGAAAAAAGAATAGACAATATAAGTAAAATTATTGGTACTGGGCCAGACACCATCAAGGTCATACGTAATTTTATGCCAGAAGAAGATATTAAAGAGTTTGTAAAGTTTGGAGATAGCGTTCTCCATACCAAACAAGAAAAAACACATCACTGGGTAGTTGATTCAATACATATTGAAAGAAACCCTATATCAGTGCTTTTTCATAAATATAATACATTGCTAAGGTCTAAGGCAGAAGAGTTGTATGGTCTAAAACTTAATAAAGATAGAGGACTTGACTTTTTTGTTCACCCAGTTGGATCATATCTAGAGCCACATACAGATATTATTGATTATGTTCAGGAAGAAATTTATGATGTTGGAAATCTTTTAATTGAACAAGAAAAACATTGGCCATTTTTATGGAGCGGTCACGTTTCAATTCTTGTATATTTAAATGATACTTACGAAGGTGGAGTATTGTATTTCCCTGATCAAAATGTTGAAATTGTCCCTGAGCCAGGAATGATGGTTCTTTTTCCAGGTAACTTACACTTTTTGCACGGTGTTACAGAAACAAAAGGAACGGCTAGATACACAGTATCTTTATGGACACGTTTTACTGATTTTAAGAATGAACTTTTAGACTAAATAAATTATTTTTTGCACTTATTGTTTTTTATTTTAACACATTTCTTTTTAACAACAGGCTTTGTTATAATAGGCTTAACCATTGGAGCCACAACTTCTGGCCCAACAATATCTTTAGCCTTATTTATAATATTATTAAATTTATATACTGGGTCAAACTGTAGGATTTTTGATCCTCCACCAGACCATCGACCACAGTTTGGCTGATTAAATCCATGACTTGTAGCCCCTAAATAAACTTCTTGATTATTGTAAATAATTGTATTTGGCCCACCAGAATCACCACTGCAAACACTACCAGGCAAAGGATTGGTTATGTTAATTTCATTAGAAATATCAAGAAGTGTTGCATATAGATAATGAGCATCTCTGATGGTTTCCCTTGAGGTACCAAAAGAATTTTGCTCTCCATACCCAGCAGTTTTAACCTGAACTTTATCACTTTGTATTTTATTTTTTATTTCTTCATTAAGCAATACAATTTTATCAGTAATTAAAATTGGTTTTGATAAAATCAATACACTAAAATCATTTTGATATGGAGAAGATTTATTATACTCATCAGGCAACAAGACACTTTCTACACTAACTTTTGCTGCATTGAGACCAGTACTTTTATTAGGAAATCCAACATGTGTTACTGGATATGGAGCAGCCAAACAATGTGCAGCAGTAAATACAATTCTTGGCTCATATAAATATCCACTACAGCCAGGATATTCTTGCCCAAAATAAAGGACAACAACCCTACTAGGATCTTTTTCCTTTTCACCATTTTCAATAGCAAAAGATGGATTTATTCCAAGGGACAAAAGTACGCTGAGCAATAAAATCTTTTTTATCATATTATAAGTATATCCAATTGAATGCGTTTTGTCAATAAAAAAGGCCACACATTTCTGCATGGCCAATTTTATATTATGCTTTACTTTTTCTTTGCTGGTGCCTTTTTAGCAGACTTCTTTGCAGGCGCCTTAGCAGCCTTTAGAGCGGTATCTACGGCATCAACTGTTGGCAAGATGCCAAAAGCCTTATCTCCTGGATTAATTGCTCTCAATGCAACGGGCGCAATGGCAGCAACTAATGCAGCCCAAAGATCTTTTGGATCTGTTACTCCAGACATGTATAGTGCAAGTCCAGCACCAAGTACTGAACGACCATAGGATGCTCCCATAGCCTTTAATTGTTTAGTGTCAATGTTTGACATGTTTCTCCTTTTCGACAATTGTCTTTCACCCCTTTCAGGGTATATTAATTATAGCACCTTGAACTGGGTTGTGCAAGGCATGAATAATAGGCTTAATAGATAAATGGCTTTGGGTTTTTAAGTTGTTTTTTTAATTTTCTAATTTGATTTTTTACTATAATTAATTTTATCAACCTTTTAATCATTATTCTTGTGAGCCCTTCCATGAAGAATAAAAACTATCTGCCCAAAAATTATGAATAATTACGCCATTATGACCATCTCTTTTTTTAAGGTCAGTTTTAGTTTTTTTATTATTTTCATACCATTTATTTATATATGTTCCACAATTATTGCTAAGGTCCATATTTAAAAAATTGTCAAACATATTTAAGTTGGCTATATTGTCAGAGTCTAATTCATCCCAGGTTGAAAAAATTAATTTAATATTATTATCTGTACATATTTTATTAAATAGTTTCCATGAAAGAAGAAATTTTATAAAGTCTTCATTGTATTCTTTTTCTTCTGAGAAAATCTTTTCATTTTTGTTATTATTAGAAGTCTTTTTGTAGGATCCCTTTGGATATAACTGTTCATGTTTCCAGAATGAATGTTCTGTATTTTCTTTATAAAATTTATGCATCCTTTGATGATTTGGCAATAAAATAAAGTATACATCTGGATAACCATATTTCTCAAAATAAATTAAAGCATTGGCAATAATTTTTGACCAGCCCCAGCCAGATCTTGAAAGATTAAAAAATCCAGAACATTTTGTATCTTGTGAAATTTTATTATACAGAAGATTTGTCCAGGCGTTTTCTATATTATCGCCAACACCCTCGCTTTCTGAGCATCCGCTAAACAGAATATGGATTCCATCATGATTAGTTGTGAAATTGTCTGATCTAAAAAACATATCATTATATTTATATTCTACGCTTTTATCTGTATCGCTTATTTCTTTTTCAGATGATGCTTTGTATAATATTTTATTTTCTTTTATGCCTAAGAATTGAGATAAATCAAATTTATTTTTAGTCAAATCAGTAAAACATGACTCCTCGTTAATTAAATCAAACAATATATTTATCCTCTTCTCTTAATATAAATATCATAAAACCCTAAAGAGTGTAATGCTAATCCATCAACAACCCAATTTTTATTATCATTTAAAAATTCATTAACAACTTGAAATGTCCCGTATGGAGTATCGTCTATAATTCCATCATAAATCAAATAATCATTTAATCCAATAATTCCATTTATTTTAACTAATTTTGAAGAATCCCACAATGCCTTTCTTATTATATTCCTATCATTTACCAAATCTAAATATATATAGTCATAATCTTGTTCTGTTATTTTAGGTAATATGCTTTGACTGTCTCCTTTAATAGTTTCAGCATTGTATTCTTTAAATTTATCTTTGATATATGTTTGATGTGTTTCTGGAGTATAATCTCTTGTATGTTTAACCCCATCACATAAGCACTCGCCAAATTTTCTCCAAGACCAGCATATCAATTGATTGTTGTACAGATCTATTAATGTCATTTTAGATGGATGGGTTAATTCAGCAACAATGGCAGAATAATACCCCCAAGCAATACCTACTTCCATAAATTTTATTCCTTTAGAAAATGTTTTTACATATTCTTCTCTATTGGTATAAATTTTTGCATCATTAAGTTGTGCTTGTGATATTAAAAAGGCACAATCTATCTCGTCATTCTTTAAATTTTCCAAAAATGGACCGATGACTGCAGCAATTGGTTTTCTAGGAATTTTGATCACCACTATTAACCATAACGCCTAACCCCTCCTTTTAATATAAATATCATAAAACCCTAAAGAATGTAGGGACAGTCCATCAACATGCCAATTTTTATTATTCTGCAAAAACTCGTTTACAACGTTTAGAGTGGAATATGGCATATCTGCTGTGATTCCATCATAAATTATATAATCATTTAATCCTATAATAGATCCTATTTTTGTTTTTTCTGCTGCCATATGCAAAAGTGGTCGAATAGACAGTCTATCATTTAATGTATCTAGGTATAGGTAGTCATATTCTTCTATTACTTTTGGCAGAGTAAATCTGACATCCCCTTGAAATAGTTTAACATTTTTATAACCTTTAAATTTATCTTCAATGAATGACACTTGGGTTTTTTTTGTATATAACAATTCATGCTTTATTGGCTCACATTTACATTCGCCAAATTCTCTCCAGGACCAACACTTTAGATCCCCTCGAAAAAAATCAAATAAATGTATAAGTTCTGGATCTGTTTGTTGTGCAACTAACTCAGAGTAATATCCCCAGGCAACACCAGCCTCCATAAATTTTATTCCTTTAGGAAGTGTTTTTATGTATTCTTCCCTATTGGTATAAATTTTTGCACCATTTAATTGCTCTTGATCAATAAGATAAGCACATTCAATTTCATCTTTTTTAACTCTAATATGATGGTCTCCATTAATTGGGGGCACTGGTTTTTTTGCCATATTACAACTCTCCCCCATCTAGTTTGGTTGGTGCAGTAGCCAACGATCCGCACTCAGCACACTTCATATCTAAAAAATATAATGCGATTGCACCTTCTTCAAACATTGCCTTAATATTCCAAACCTTAGAACCACATATACATATGTGTGTCGGTGTGCCACGTAAATCAACCATTGCTATTTAATGGCCTTTCGTGTTAATAATACTACAGCGCCATTGTCTTCAAGTGCTTTTTTAACTTTGACCATGTACTGGACTGCTTCGATTTTATCGTCATGTCCTAACCTAACAAAAGCCTTTTCATCGGCACGAATGACTAAAAAATGTTCGTTATCTACCAGGTCAACGCTAAAATCTTTTGGTGCTCTAATGGACCTAAAGGCTTTACGCATTGCATCTGTATACATTATTTTGTTTCCAATGTTAGTGCTTGCCAGTGACTAGACCATGATTCTTTATTCTTGTGACTATTAAACTCTTTAGAAGGCTCTCCTTCTTCTAAGTAAATACCGCCCCACAAACCATATTCTTTTCCAGATACTCCAACAGCAAAACATGTTTTTATCATGGGACAGTTTAAACAAAACTGATCCATATTACTTCTAAATTCTATGCTTCCCTCTTCGTACTGTTCAAAAAACAAAGACGTTTCGTAGTTTATGCAAAGACCGTCGTCTTTCCATTTATTTCTTTTAGTTGCCAAAATCTTTACCTTTTACGTCAATTCCAACTGGATCAATTTTATCAAAATCGGGCAACCCTTCCCATAGTTGCACTGAGTCACGGTAAGAATACATTTTTTTTGCACTTGTTTTTTCTTTTATATCAAAAGAATACCAAGATGGCATTGTATATCTAACTCCAGAATCAACTCTGCTTACAATATGCTTATAGTTGTTATTTCCAGGGAAAAGAATAAAAGATCCAGGCGTTGGCTTAAATGTTAAATCATATTCTGGAAAAATAATTTCTCCTCCAGTATAATCGTCATTAGGATACATTAAAACAGATATATTGTATTTATAAAAATCTGCAGTCCAGGCTGGAGTGCCGTCTGGTTTTTCACAATCAGCATGCTCTTTAGAGTTCATTCCAGGAATCCACTTGATAAAGTGTGGAGGGTTAAATGGTACTCTTTTTACTGGTACCCCATACCCGTCAATAATCTTTTCTTTAATTACCTGAAATGTTTTATGCTCATACTTATTAAGCAGATTTGCCACATCTGGATCTGTTTCTCTAATAACTTTGTCTCTAAGATCTTTTCCACCCATAAATTCATCATCATCTTTATATTTATTTAAAAATATATTCATTAATTTTAAATCTTCAGAATCTATAAAATTTTCAATAATTACTATGTTTTTTTTATCTTTTCCAATAATATCAAAAAAGTTTTTGTATGGCGTATAATCAACATTATTTTCCATTTTTATCTCCGTATTCGTTAGGAAGGTGCCAGCCTTTATTCGTGAGTTTATAAACCTTGTCTATTCCCCACTTACCGTTAATAAAAGAACCATATTTATTTGAATACCCACTTGGAGATTCTTTTCTAGACACAAGGTCCCAACCAACCCATCTAAGATCTTTAAAATTTTTAACAATTTTTTCTGCGTGCTCTAATTTATTAACTAACATAATTCTCCTTAGTATTGAAATATTCCAAGTTCAACATTTGCACTTTGTGCAGCCTTTGCCAGTGAAGATAACTGTTGTTTTGGCTTACTAAAAAATGCAAAATAATTCATATTAGGCATAAACTCTTTTATCCAATCGTCTACAGCCTTATATGTTTTAATTTTTTTACCACGACCCTTCATGCCTTTTTCTGACAAATTGCAGAATTCCATAGCAAAATTATGAATTTTGCTTTCTTTAGATCCAACAGAATAAACAACAAATTCGTTATCATCTTCAGGCATAGAAGAAAGCATAACTCCTATTGCACGCAAAAAAACGGAATAGTCATCAAACTCATTAGTCGCTTGAACTACTACCATCATTTTTTTCTGCACTCCTTAAATCGTCTAAGATAAGCATTAGCCTATCAATTTCTTCTTCTTGCATCTGCGTAGTGTCAACGGGAACAGCAAGATCCTGTTCTATATTCCCATCTTCTGAAACTACTGTTTGATAAAATATATTGTCTTGAACCCAATATGCAATATCTCCAACTACAATAACTTTTATTTTGTCTTGACTATATTTTTGTCTAGACTGCTGAGAAGGATGCGTACCTTTCTTTTTAGCAATCAAAGATTTAATAAAGTCTGTGTTGGTCGGTAAAAAATTTTGTATTAATTCATGAATTGTACTTTGCCTAAACTTAAACTGAGAAGGCTTTGCATTTTTTTCATGAAACAATAATATTGTTTTTTTACCTATATATATTATAGAGGTTAATAGCCATATTGTCAAGACAACAGTCCAATATTCTTTTATTACGCTCATATGACGTCCTCTGCATCTGCAAAAGATATTGATACTGAACATCTTGGCTCTAATGCTTCTACGCTGTGCTCTAAGTTTTTAGGAATAAATATCATATCTCCAGATTTTAAAGTATACTGTTTTTCATTATTTTTATAGTAAATTCTCCATAATGTTGACCCTTCAAATTGAATAAAAAATCCATCTACGGGGTCAGTGTGTTTAGGAGGAATAAAAGATTCTGCCAATAGTTCCTCCTTTGGCATTTTATTTGGATTAGAATTAATAAAATAATCCTTAAAACTATTAAAAATATTGCTATTAATATTACTCTTGTGTCTAGTAATTAAATTTATAATTGAAAATGCAGATATTTTTTTGCCAGGGTGTAATGGAGATATTTCTTGAATTAAATCTTTATATAAACGAGTATAGTGTTCAGATTTGTCAATTGTACACGTCCAGTAAGAATTGAAGTTAATTGAATTCTTACTTTTTGCTATTTTAAATAAATTGAATGCATCTTCCCAATTTAAAATATTAGAAGTAAACCCTTTGGCAATACAAACCTGTTGATTGTTTTTAGAAAACAAGACGTCTTCTTTTGTAATCATATTGTCCTATCTAAATATATTCTTTAGATGTTGTGAGTTGGTGTATTCTTTACCAAAATTTGCAAATAATGCTTTGTCTTTTTCACGATTAACAATGGATCTTGACCATGAGAATCCAGCATCTCCACCCCAGGCAAGCCACATGATATAGCCATTAGAAGGGTTTGCCGAGTTACCCCAGTCCTTACCTTTTTTGTCTACTTCGTGACGAGAAAAATAAGAATACATTCTTTTAACAGTACTGAGAGAGATCGTTTCTCCTCTTGCTAGTTGTCCCGCTCTTGTCCAGCCTACTGCAGTTCCTGCACCTTTTGCTTTGCCTTGCTCCTTAAATTTAATTGCTTTGCGTGCAGCAGATCTTGCTCCTGTTGGAGGAGAATATCCTTCTGCTTTTGATACTGTGTCTGTATCATACTCAACTGTGTCGTCATCTTCAAACAAGTCATCTGCTTTTGCAGCAGGAACGCAATTAGGAACTGGCTTTCCATTAGCCCCTGGCTTCATTCCACGCTGTACATATCCATCCCAACATGGTGCTTGCTTGTTAAGATCTGGACAACAATCACTTTTCATTTCATTTGCTTGACAAACTGGACAGTTATCACAGTTTACATTTAATTCTTTGCATGTTTCGCATCCGCAACCTTCATAGGCCTTACCCTGATATGTATCTGTTGGTATCATTGAATTTTCTGAGTTGCTATTCATTGAATGATTATTTATGTCTGCCTCTTTAGCATCTTTATACATCATTCCAATGCTATACGCTGTTGGTTTCCACGTACCGTTCTCTTCTTTATAAATTCTAACAGCCATTGCTGGATTTTCTGGGGGCATAGATTCAATTGCGTATTCTGTTCCAGGAGTTCCGTATGTCCCACCTTCACTCATGATGTGCTCTATTACCCCATGAACAACACCCTCAGATGTTGAGCCCATAACAAAATCGCCTTCTTTAAGGTTTAACATAGTTCAAGTATATCACTGATTTAAAGTTGAGCCTTATAAAAATCAGAAAAATACTCATTTTTCCATTCTTTAAAAACACTGTTTTGGACAAGTTTTCTTACTGTTGGCGAAATAGGGTCTACTTCTGTAAAATTGCTCCAATGGTCGGAACTTACGGCGTTAAAATTAATCAGCGACACATACTCATTTGAGTTAAACCTTATTGGCTTTCTCCAATGAGCGTCTTGTTCTCCTTCAAAAATAACAGCATCGTTATCATTTAAGCCTATAGAGTTTCCGTTAACAACAACATCCCATTTTTTATTTGCCTCAATTTGATAATCAAATACAATTTCACTGTTTCCGTCGTCGACGTGTGGTTTTAACTTTGGGTGGCCATACTCTAATTTGTATCTATTAAATGCAACATCTTTAACTTTATAATCTTTACCATAATTATTTTTAATAATTTTTTCCACTTTGTCAATTATTTCTGGCTTTAAATACGGCAAGGATATAGCAATTCTTCCAGTCTCTGGACGAAGAGTATAAAGTTTTAGATTTTCTTTTTCTTTAATAATATCCTTTAAATAATCAATTTCTATTTCTGAAAAAATGTTTTCGATAAATTTATGCATGCCATTATATCCCTTAATTAGGATCCATAGCCTTTATGATGCTCATTAAGATGGGTATCCTGTCATAAGGCAAATCGCTAATGGCTTTTAAGTCAAAACATTTGGGAGATAAAGCAATTATTGGATTTTTACTTGTGATGTCTCCTATTTCTAGAAAGCCACGTTCCCAAAAATACATTGTGTCTGCATATATTACACCTAGATGTGCGTCATATAAGTCCTTATTTACTAATTCCATTTTATCTGTCACCTTATACAAGAATTCACCAGTCATTGGATCTATTCCATCAACTTCAATGGCCCCTGCCAAAATTAGATCGTCAACCATCCGATCTATATTGTCATCTTTGCTCACGGAGTTGGCTCTTTTGTTATGTTATTTAATATTTTTACCAAATTTATTCCAAACTCTTTCATGTAAAAAGAATCCTATCATTTCACATGTAGTGTAAATGATTGCAAAAGCCCCAGCATACTCCCAATGGGCTTCCCCAGTAATTATTTTTTCAAAAAAATACACCAAGGTTCCAACAAATAGGATGTGCACTGCTGGCCAAGTAATTGATTTATACATACTTCTTTTTTTGCTTTCCATTTTTCTCCCTATGGTTTTTCTAGAATGTCACGATTGTCAACTATGCTTTTCATAAATTTCATTAAGTTGTCATATCCAACAGCATTGTCTACAATTTTATTATAATGGTGCGAACAAAACAATAGTTCTCCCACATTTCCCTCTACCAAGACATAGGCTCTTGCTGAGCATCTATCACAACGGTCAAGGGTAGTTAGTGTTCTTGATTTTTCTTGTGTAATCATATACTAAGTATACAGTTATTTTATTTGGCTGTCAAGTTTGAACTTTTTATTTTTTTCTATTGTCTGTGCTATAAAACCCAGAACCATTAAAAATTGCCCCAATTTGTGAATAAACTCTGATTAATTTTTTATTACAAGAATCACAGGCATATCCTGGATCTTCATCACTTATTGATCTTTCTTTTATAAATCTTTTAGCACAAGGCATACAGTCATATTCATAAATTGCCATTATTCTTCTCCAGTCGAGTCTCTTTGGGTAGTCAATGAATGATACCACTGTGGAATAGCATATCTAATTCCATTAGAAATTGGCATAACTTCGTGAACATATATATAGTTTGATGGGAAAAATACTACACTGCCTGCTTCTGGTTTAATTTTTATATCAAGGTACGGAAAATAAATTTCTCCACCTTTATAATTATCATTTAAATATCCAACAGTAGAGATCAATCTGCTGCTAACCCCTTGATCCTGGTGAGGAGGCAAATAACCAGAGTTAGAATATTTTAATATGCTGAGTCTTCCTTCTGTTGATTTTACAGTTTTTCCAGCAGACGGATATACAGTATTTGCATAATGATCAAAAACTTTATCAATACCCTCGGAAACATTTTTATATATTACCGACACCTCTTCATACAAGGGGTCATTCTTTTCCATATCTCTTGGGTTTGTTATCCAAGACTTTAAACAAAACCTTTCAAGAGTTGCATCCGCACCATTCCATTCTTCCCAGGCCTCTGCTTTTGATTCAACGCCAGATTGAAGACGATTTTGTATTAGTTCAATGGTTTTAATTGTTTCCTCTGGATTTGCAATTGCATTCTTATAATACACTAAGCCAGGAGCCATAACTTTGTAATTTACTAACTCATTCATTGTTTATTTTCCTAACAGTAATTGGACCATTAAGCGATTTCCACTTTTTTTCTTCATCTTTCATACGTTTATATTTTCTTCTAATATACCCTTTAGTATACTCCATAGCACCAGTTGATGAGCCTATGCTTCCAGAAGATAGTGCGCTGCTTTTCTTTTTAGCCATACATTTATCATACCAGAAATTAGAAAAAATTACAAGTGAGCCTTTTATACACATGCTCAGGTGTCTTAGATTTATTTTATTTTAATTGTTTTTGGCTTTTTCTCTTCAGGCACTATGCGGTCAATACTAATATTTAGCATACCGTCCTTTAGATCAGCACCAGTAACCTCCATGTATTCACCGAGAGCAAATGATCGTGTAAATTTACGACCTGCAATGCCCTTATGAACAACTTCAGCATCGGTTACCTCAATAATTTCACCCTTAATGATGAGTGTTCCATTATCTACTGATACATCAATGTTTTCTTTTGAGAATCCTGCGATTGCAATAGATAGCCTATATGTATCTTCGTCTAACTTAAGAAGATCATATGGTGGATATGATTGTGAGTTTGTCTTATGTGCTGTATTTAAACGGCCTAACTCTCTGTTAAAGCCAATAAAAAAAGGATCATTGAATAGATCCATTGCGAATTGTGTTACCATTTTATTCCTCCTTCAAGCGAATAAGTTAATGTACCCCCATTTGGCAGGTACATATTAATTATATCATATTTGATATTAGTATTGTTTATTTTGATGTATTTCTGGAGAGTGATACTTATCACTATAATCTAGCATTGTGGCAAGCGCATATTTAGTACCGCTTGTTACTGGCATTGCCCTATGAGTATACATATAGTTAGATGGAAATATCACAAGATCTCCAGCAACTGGCTTGTATGTATAATTCCATCCACCAAAACTTAACTCTCCGCCTTCGTAATCATCATTTAAATATTGAACTAATGATATTGTACAATTATAGTTTTCAGAGTGATCGTGGTGATACTGGAAATGCTGACCTTTTTCATATTTAAGAAAGTTAAATGCTTCCCAATATTTTAATTCTCCAACAGAAAATGTAGTGCAATATTCATTAACTGCAATACTTTGTCTATCATAAATTTCTTGCCAAATTTTTTGTAATTCTAAAGACTCTTTCCCTGTATCTTTTTCAAGCGTTGATTTTCTAAACTTGAAATCAAAGCAGTCTCTAAAGTCAGTCATCTTTTCAGAATATCCCACAGTTGACTCAGACCATTTATAGGTTTGGCTATTGCCAAGAATGGTACTTAGCCTATTAATAACATCTAAATCTTTGCTAATTACATTGCTGTAAATTGCAATTCCAGGTATTGGACTTTTCATTTGAACCTCTTTCTATTTTGTATTTAATTATACAACATATGAGTAAGTTATGCAAGTCTTATTTTTGAGATTTTTTTCTGGCTACTGCAAGGGCTGCAAAGTCTTTTACTTTCGTGTCTCCTAAATAGCCCCAAGCATGACCGTCTTCAATCATTTGCTCATTAATAGATTTATTTGATCCATCTATATAAACCCATCCAAGGATTCTTCCATATTTTTCTGAACTGTCTGGTTTTTCTGTTTTTACAATAACGTCTTTGGCGTCTTTAATTTTGCCCTTAAGATATTCTTTTGCCTCAAGCCCCAAAGCCTTTTCTGCTTTATCTGTTGTTCTAGATTCTGGGGTATCAATACCAGCAAGTCTTAATCTTTGTGCATATGAAACACTAAATCCAAGATCTATTTCTACATCTATTGTGTCTCCATCAACAACATTTGTGACTTTTTTAATTCTATACTCGTACATTATTCAGACTTCTTTTTTTCTTTTACATACCAAATTGGTAATTTTAGGTTGTCTCCAGACCACTCGTATCCCAGTAGTTTAACAACAAACTTAATTATTTTAAGACGCATGCTTCTCCTTATTTATGATTATGTTGCATTTCTGCTTGATGCATCATATAGATATTATTATATCCCATTTTGCTAAATTCTTGGCAAACAACCACCATTTCGCAATCTGGATTGCCAGTCACTGTATTAATATACCCCCACCTTACCCCAGCCCTAAAGGCTTTGGCCTTATATAGGCAAAATCCACTAGAGACAGAGTAGTATTTTTTATAGGGCAATTTCCTGTATATTTCAAAATTTTCTCCAATTGCACGATCATACTCAGCCTGCTCTCTTGTTGCCCAGTGATCATAAAGGGATCTTTTTCTTAAAGTGGCAGAAGCAACAACATCAAAGTCTGGCTCTAGTTTTTTAAAATTTAAAACTTTTTCCACTGCAGGCATTTTAAATTCAACGTCAATATCTATTATCAAGACATAGTCAACATTTTCTAAGAAGTTGTTAGCAGTAAGGGCCTTATTTCTTGCTACCGATAAATTCTTTACTCTATCTTCATCTTTTGTTGAACCATAAAACCGTGTATTAATTTTTTCTGAAACAATAGATACACCAGCAAACATTGAATAATCTTGTTGAAATATTAAATTTTTTGTTGAGTCTGTTGAATCATTTTCGTATAACGACAAATAGAATTCATATTCTGGGAAAAAATCAACCATTGCCCTAAGCCTATTGTAGTAATTAACATAAAAATCTTCATCATTCCTAGCAATAGAGCATATTAAGATTTTTTCTTTTACTTTTTTTAGTTCAACTTTTGCTATTTTATTTTTAACATATTTACCTATACAGTTATCAATAAAGTCTGAATAGTTTTTTTTAATTTTATCCCAGTTATAGGTTTGTGAGTGCTTATATGAATTATCACATAAATCTTTGTATGTTCTTTCATTTTTAAGGATTTTAATTTTTGCATAAAAATCATCCTCGCTATCTGCAATAAGCATTGACTCTTCCACTTCTTGACTAGAGAATCCTCTTGCCCCTATAGTTGATGTTATTATTGGAATCCCATATCCTAATGCCTTCATCATTTTTAAATGAGTTCCAGATCCACTAGACATAGGGTTTATAAATGCAAATGATGTTCTAAAATATTTATCCAAGGTCTCATCATCTACATGACCAGTAATATGAACATTGCTTGAAATGCTCCCAGCCTTAATTCCATTACCACATCCACCGATAATAATAAAATTAAATTCTGGCAATGATTTAGCAAAACTAACTACTGCTCTTGCTGCAACCTTATTAGGTGGATGTCCACTACCTACAAAAATAATATCTCTAGAATTAAGTCTATTTTTGTAATCAATCTTATTTTGAATTGTTGTACCATTGGGGATGTATGTTCCAGAAATATCTTTACCGTAGTAGTTTTGTAATTTTATAAAGTCTAATTTTGAACAATATGTAATTTCTTTTGCTTGATTTAAAATGCGGGTTTCCATGTTTTCAACTATAGCAAGAAGTTCTGCATTATTGATATGAACCTGCTTGGCTAGTTCTAGTTCTGCATTATGTGAGTTATATATGATTGGAATATTTTTAATGTTTTTAACAAGAGGTGATACTGAATAATGGTCAACAATTAAAATGTCATGTTCTTTTGACAAATCTGCTAAAACTTTAGTAAAAATGTTTAAATCATCATTTAATATTTCAAAAACAGCATCATGATTAGCACTAGCAAAATCAGAAATAAGATTTTTTCTACGTCTAAGCATAGCAGATCCTATCTGTGGCTGTAAATAAGTAATATTATTACCTATCTTTTTATTAATTAGTTCATTGTTCCAATTAAAGGACAAGAACGTAACTTCATGATCAGTTAAGGCCTCAAGCAAGGTTGCAGTTCTTTCTTTTCCCCCACTATTTTTTGACCAATCTGGTAAGTTAGCGCTTACAACTAATATTTTTGCCATATACTTTATTATACCGCATGCTATACTTTTAAAATGGATTATGTTTATATTTGCCGTGACGGGGAAAATGAAGAATTACGTTATTCTTTGAGATCAATTGAAAAAAATATGCCTGAAGGTCGTGTTTGGCTTATAGGGAATAGGCCAAAATGGTACATAGGAGATTTAATATATGTAAAAGATGTTGGCGGTAAATTTGAAAATATTAGAAATTGTATTCGTGTGGCATCAGAGCATTTAGAAATATCAAATAATTTTGTTTTAATGAATGATGATTTTTTTGCTTTAAATAAAATATCAATAGTCCCAACACTTCACGGTGGCCTTCTTATAGATAAAATTGAAAGGTACAAAGAACTTGGCATGGCATCAAAATATATTAAACTTTTAGAATTAACATATAAACAATTGGTTTCTGTTGGAATAAAAGATCCCATTGACTACGACATACACGTTCCAATGATAATGAATAAAAATAAACTTAAAGAATCCTTAGACATCGCATATTTCCCTAGATCTACATATGGCAATTTTGCAAATATTGGTGGGGAAAAAATAACAGATGTAAAAATATATGGATCTGAAAAAAGCAAAGTATCGACAGATGCTAATTTTATTTCTACTGAGGATAAGTCTTTTATATCTTTAAGAAAAAATTTATTAGTTAACAGTTTTCCAACACCAGGGTTGCTGGAAAATCCACATTACGATGTATTAGATGTACACTAGGTAGGACTTGAACCTACGATATCCGAATTATGAGTTCGGGGCCTTAACCAACTTGGCTACTGGTGCCTATAGTGTCCCCAACGGGATTTGAACCCGTGTTAACGCCGTGAAAGGGCGACGTCCTAGGCCACTAGACGATGGGGACTCGCTGGCCTACCAGGCTTCGATCCTGGGACATCCGAATTAACAGTTCGGCACTCTACCTACTGAGTTATAGGCCAATGTAATAAGTTTATCACTTACGCCCTAATTTGACAAGTTTATTTTAAAAAATCTGGATCTGAATATTGTTTTAACGATGTATGCATATAAAGAGCAGTATACCTATGTCCAGACTCAATCTCTGTTATTCCATGAATATATTCTGTTCCAGCGCTAGGGAAAAACACAGCAGAAAATTTTTTAGGTTTATAGGTAAATCCTTGATTAGGGAAATAAATTTCTCCACCTTGATATTCTGAGGGATCATTAAGATACATTATAGTGCTCCACTCAATAAATGGCTCTGGGCCTTGGGCGTCTATATGTAAATCACCTTTAGTTCCAGCGGTCCAGTGGGATCCGAATGCCTTAAATACATATATATTGTTTAAATATCCATTTAATGATTTATGAATGTTGTTAGTTTTGTGCCCGTACTTAATTAAAATATTCATTACACTATCGTTATAAGGAAGCGCAGTACCTCCATATCTTTTTTTATAATACTCTGGATAAGGGTTTGTTTCAGAGGGATTGTTCATCTCTGAAATTAATTTTAAAGCATCTTCTTCTTGAATAAAATCTTCAATAACAGAAATTCTATGCATACTATTCCACCTCTTTATATTGTTTAATAAATCTTCTTCCGCCCAATCTATCGTAAGATGTCTCGCTAATTTTATAAGAAACATCATTTGCATAAAATGGCAACCAATGCAAACTTGAAAAATTAAAATTATTTTTTTCATAAAACTTTTTTACAAAATCTTTTCCTAGATTACCTATCATCTCATTTGCTCCTGTTTTAAATAATTTTATGACCTGATTGTAATTGTGATATTTAGAAAATGGTACATAATAATTAAAATCGGTAAGAGTGCTATATTCACTTATATATACCAGGTTTGTTGGAGCAGCAACTATTTCTATGTCATCTTTGCAATATTGTAAAGATAAAACTTCTTCTTCTCCATGATATTTTAGCCATCCTGGAAAATTATACTCTCCAAGTTTACTATTTTTCATCATAATCACGTTTCCAAATATTAAATTTCTATCTATATAGTTAGTAACTGTATAGTTTGATATATTGCTAAATGTTTTGTTTACATAAAAAATTTTTGAGTTATCAAGCGCTACTTGTTTATTTCCAGAAATAACAACATTTTTATCTTTTACATAATTTATAAACTCAGTATCCCAATTTTGAAATAATGTTGTTCCTGGCGTTATCGTCATGTGATATTTGCCCCCAACAGTTGCCTTTAATCTATTATCTTTATAATCAACAGCGCCTTCATTATTGTCCCAGTTAATATGGAAATAGTCTCCGTTACAGTTTTCATAGGAATTAACCAGGTCTTCAAGAAGTTTTGATCTATCTATTGCATTTTGATCATGCCAGTGAATAAAAATAAAAACATCGCCAGATACTTTTTTCATTAAATCTGACAATGTATCTATAGCATCTTTAGTTTTATAAGAATACATTACAACATTAATGCTATCCCATTCTTTTTTAGTATTTGTATTGTCTACCATTTATTTAAAATTTTTCCTTTTCCAAATATCTTTTTTATAATATCCAGTAACTATTGTTCTTCTATTTTCTGCTTTAAATTCTTCTTCTTCAATAATCTCATTGCTATCGTCAACCTCTATTTCCCAAGAGTCTCTTTTAAAAGGAAAAAATTGCATAACTGGCGTACCTTTTGGAATAGTTCCTATAAAGTTTCTTTTTACAAAAAAAGAAAAAAATACTGGCAAGCCCCAAGAGTCTGAGTCTACAACTCCAGAAAGAGTATAAAATGGTAGATCATACCTATTCATTGGGTGTGTTACTAATACAGAGTATCCTGGAGGTGTTCTATAAAACCAATTCATCCTTACTCCAAAATGTACTGGGTGACAATCTCCTGGGATTGGAACCTCAAGGGTGGGTCTCTTGTCAATTAACATAACATCTCCATTCCATGTTAATTTTGGATACCCGTGCTCATTTTGACTTACATGAAGGTCGTCTTCTAATAAATAATAATAGCCAGATGTTAGTGCGTCAAAAAAAGGAATACATTTTTTTGTTGCAACAAAAGTTCCATCTGTCCCTACATGGTTTATTGGATTTAAATTTTTTTCACTATTTGTTGGCCCGTATAAAGATAAACTTTTATACCACTCTGGTACTTGAGAGATTGCTGGCACAGGAGGTATTAGTTTATTTTCAAAGTCTTGAATTGTTGGAATAAAGGTTAGTTTTTTATTTTTAATCATTTGTAATCTTTTGCAACCCTTAAATTATTTCTATAAAAGTTTTTAAATTTACTTCTTATTAAAAGTCTTTGAGACAATAAAATTTTGTTAGATTCCTCAACATCAACTAACTCCATAGAATAACTATCTCTTTTAAATGGAATGACCTGAACTAGTGGAGTTCCTCTCTCTAAAACTCCTTTAAATCCTTTTTCTAGTTGTATTGAAAAGTGACCATCTGTAATGAATTTATCTGTATCTACTACTCCACCAAATGTTCTAAATGGTAATTCATCTGAGTGAAAAGGATGAGTAAATAAAGTGCTATAGCCTTTTTCTGTTCCAACAGACCAAAATGGCATAATTCTAAAAATTTCTTTATGATATTGTTTTTCATTTAGTGGGTAGTGAGATACCTGCTCTGGAGCATGAGAAGAAACTAACTCTCGCTTTACCTGACTAGCAAAAGATGGCACAGACCACTTTAGTTTATTTGGATCTGTTGCATCCACATATATATCACAAGGAATGTATATAATATATCCACTATTAATAATATCAAATATTGGCATGCATCTTTTTACTGTTGATGCACTTCCTCCAGTTTTTAACATTTGTTCTTCATCTGATGTGCCGTATGCTGGTTGTTTTTTGTACCACTCTGGAATATTTTTAGATGCGGGAGTTGGCTCAGGAGACATTGCCTGAGTCTCTTTACTAAAAGGATAAAATTTAATCTTTGCCATAAAACTCCTTAATTCTTGCTACAACATTATTCTCTGCGGTAAAAGTAATGAAGTAGGCTGGTTGCCCTCTTTTAATTCTACCATACCCGTCTGGCTTCATGTGTGAGCCTTTGTTTTTAAATTGAAAAAGTAGCATTTTTGGATCAACAATATCTGAATTTTCTTTGCTAGAAATATATTTTTCCTCATAAAAATAAAATGGAGAGTCCTCTGGTCTGGAAATGTCGATTTCAATCCCATCGCAATCAATAAACCAGGTCATTGCCCATCTAAAAATTTCGCTAAAACATTCTTTATTTTCTATAGTTTTTTCTCCATATTTATAAAACTGTCTCATGTGTATTTTTTCTATGGCATCTAGTTTACTATTTTTTTCTAGCAAAAAAACCTCTGCAAAGTTTTCTTGACACAACGTAACTGTGTTGTCTATAATCGAAACCAATCTCGGTGGTGACGATAATTTATACATATATTTATTGATTGGCTTTATAATTGAATCTTTATACTCTGTTTTTAAAATTTCATCATAGTCTAACCAGTCATTCTTTATATTAGATCTTTTATTAATAAAAACAAATGATTTTTTTGTAGAATTTTCCCAAATATTAAAATCAAAATTATTCATATTAAACCTACTATAATTTTATGATTATAAGTTTTTTCCCAAAGTTCTATATCTTTTTCATCATTTAGCAAGGGCTGGCCCTTAATATTTAAACTTGTATTTAATAGAACTGGCACACCAGTTTCTAAATAAAACTTATTTAAAACTCTCCAAAGATCCCTATGTTGGTTGCGATTAACTGTCTGTACTCTAGAGGTTCCATCAGCATGAACAACTGACGGGATCTTTTCTGGCTGAAGACATTTTACTGTGTACTGCATATATGGACTAGTAAAATCCATATCAAACCATTTATCTGCACATTCTTCCATGACAACTGGGGCAAACGGCCTAAATGGCTCACGTTGCTTTATTAAGTTAACTCTATCTTTTATATTAGGATCTCTTGGGTCGGCAAGTATACTTCTATTGCCTAATGCTCTTGGTCCGTATTCTGCTCTTCCTGTTGCTACCGCTACAATTTTATCTTTTAATATACCCTTGACAATTTCATTGACTGGATATTTACCTCCTAAATCATAGCCAAGGTATGGAGTTTCCCAGTTTAAATGTTTACCATAAAGCGCTGCTGCTGCTCCAAGAGATGACCCAGCATCTCCAGGATTAGGCATAATCCATATATCGTCAAAAATATTCCACAACTCTGTATTTGCTGAAGAGTTTAAAGCGCACCCACCCATAAAGACTAAATTATATTTGCCAGTAATTTTTTGTGCGTGTTGCATAAACTCAGTCAGTCTATTTTTATATACATCCTGCACTGCTGCAGCAATATCAAATTTATCTTGTTCTGTTTTAACCCAGCCCCAGTCTGTAATTCCTTTGTGAAAGTTATATTTTTGTTTTTTTATTGATGGGAAATAGTCATTAACTTTTTTATAGTATTTTTTTGAATCACCATACGCTGCCATGCCCATCATAATATACTCTTCTTGGTTTGGCATTAGGCCAATCAACTGTGTAAATGCGGAATAGAATAGACCAAAACTAAATGGATAGTTGTGCTTTTCTTTTAATGTTATTTTAGAACCTTCTCCAGTCCAAATTGTTGACGTATTAAATTCACCGATGGAATCTAAAACAACTATTACGGCATCATCAAAGGTGCTTGTAAAATATCCTGCTGCTGCGTGAGAATAATGATGTTTAAATGATACCCTTGGAACGTTCTCTATATTAAACTTTGGTTTCCAATCTCCCAAGCCACCATTTAATACAAGCCTTGTTTTTTTTAAAAGTGGCTTTTCGTAATAGGCTATGTAGTCTGGTTTTCCATATGACAATGCGTCTTTAATTAAATCATTGTTTACATACCAATCATTTTTTTGCTTGCTGTATCTTTCTGAATGACCCGCAAATAATATTTTATTATTGTCAATTAAAGACACAGATGCATCGTGGGATGTTTCGTTAATACCTAAAATTATCATATTAATTAATTATCTTTAATACAACCTGGCAAGGATCTCCGCCATCCTCCCACTCCTGTTGTTCCTCTTCTGTCATATATGGATCTCCTTCATGCGTATTGCAAAATGGTGGAGTAATCCACTTTCTGTTAATTCCATTTTCTAGCCAAATGTCAAACTCCTGAATATTAGAAAGTTCTTCTTGCTCTTCTTCAAACATGTTATTCATTATGCACTCACCGTATCTATTGGCCCTTTACATGAAGGGGAGTATTCTATTGCTGATGCAACTGCTTGCCTTACTCTATTTCTAGGATTTTTTTGTTTTTGTGTTGAGTATAAGGACCCATATGCATACGCAGAGCCAGAACCCATACATAAAAATGGTTGTTGATATTCTGTTAATGACATATCAATTGCATTGTGCTCAAATATTCTTCCACGAATACAGACTATCATTCCAAAATCTGCGTCTTTGGTTGTGTCTACCCACCACTCTTCATAAAACTTTCTTAATGATTTAATAAATTTAGTATACATAAATTTATCTAAATTTCCTTCTGGTAGTGGTGGCTTAAAGTTATGTCTAATTCTTTCGCCATCCATAGTTCCAGCATATCCAAAAAGATACGGGCCAGTTTTCCAAACTTTGGGGGCAACAATAGACATTATATTATCATCATCGGAAGCGCCACGATCCCCTGCCATAAAAACTTTACCATCTTGTTTAACAACGGCAATAATGGTCATAGGAATCCTCTCAAACTGGTATATTTAAGTATACCAAAAAATTTTTGCTTGTCAACTACTATTATTTAATGGTTTGCCCACACGCTGAGCATGTTTTTGGTTTAGCAGTACCCTTTTTTACAGGGGCTGCTGGTGTTTTTGATGCAGAGGCACCAAATTTAGGCCTGCCAAAACCCACAATAGAAATAAGAATTCCTTTTTTATTTTTCTTGTAAGCACGAAGTTTTTTACAAACCTCTCCACCATTACGTTGACTACCTTTCGGATCTCCTGAAGTATTTCCTTCAACACACCAGACTGTTCCATCTTCATTATCTTTAACAACAATTGCTACATGGGATATTCTATCTACCCCGTCAGATGGGAAATCAAAGTATGCAATATCTCCTGGCTCTGGATCTGCAACATCTACGTCAATCCATTGACCAGACTTTTTAAATGCTGCTGCGCCACCAGGAGTGTAAACAGTATTAGGAATTTTTACTCCTGCTTCATTCCCGCACCAATTTACAAAAGATCCGCACCATGGTTGGAAATTGGCTTTAGTATATGCTCCATACTTTGTTTCATTATCTTTAGGACCTTCAACAGTTCCTACTTCGGCTTGGGCAACTTCAATAAGTCGTGCTGCTGTACCTTGCTCCGCCATTATTTATCCCAATCTGTATCGACTGGTTGTTCTTCTGGCATTGCGCCGTCAGGTTTATTTAATCTCCGTGCCTTTGCTTCGTCAATTTCTGATTCAAGTTTTTTATCTGCTAATGTATTTTTAGAATCCATTTCTTTATTAGACAACTGTGCATCCATAATATCTTTTGCACCAGACTGACCAATTAAAATACCTGCAAGCGTTCCAGTAATAAAAGTTGCTACGCTACCCAAAACATTAAAAAACATTTTGTCGTTTTCAGATTGACCAGTTAGTGGTTGCTCAACAAAAACGAGGGCATATAAAATACCCATTGTTGTAAAGAATAAAATTGCTCCTAAAGTAAGACCTAATACAAACTTTAATAAACCATCTAGTTCTGCTTGCGTTCTACGTTTACCCATTGTCAGTTTCCTTTACTAAATCTTTTGTGCACACTCCGCTTGCTTCACACTCTGGCGGAATGCACTTTGTTTCTTTCCAGTTTGCTGGGTCTTGACAGGCATACCTGTAGCGACTTGAACAAGCAGAAAGGCTTATTACAAGTATACCGCAAAGTAGGGCTGAGGTCAACTTTCTCATATTAATATTATACTATACATTAAAATAATGTTTTATAGTATTATTCGTCTTCTTTACGTATTCCTATGGTTGCAAACCATATGGCTACCGATGCTAGGGTTACATACCCTACTACCGTCTTTGCGCTGCCTTCAAGTACTACCCAGGCCACAAAGAAGCCAAGGAATGTAAAGTTTTCGTTTAGGGCTGCCATGCCCCATTCTTTGAACTTTTTCATTTTATCTCCTTCTTCTAGGTGCGGTAGCAACAATCAATTGACCAGCAATGATCGTTACAACCACAAT